CACCGACCAGGACGCCATCTACGTCGTGGCGCTCAACGAGTGCCACCTGTGGGAGGACCCCAAGTCGCCGCTGTTCATCAAGACCGAGACCGGCCCCGACATGGGCAAGCTCGGCGTGAACATGGTGTTGTACGGCTACTTCGCCTCCCTGTTCAACCGCTACAACCACGCCCACAAGATCACCGGCACCGGCCTGGTCAACCCGTTCAAGTGATGGACGAGAAGGCCGACGCCGCGGCCGCGCGGGCCGCGCACATCGAGGCGCTGCGCGACGAGCGCGCCGTGGTCGCCCGGGCGGGGGACACCGCCCGGGCGGCCGCGGTCGACGCGGAGATCGCGCTGCTCTCCGGGCAGCCGAAGGGCCGGCGAAAGCCGGCGCCGGAGCGGGGCTGAGCGATGCCCGTCGTCACCCGGTCGCGCCCCCATCCTCCGGTCCCCCGGCTCACGGTGGCCGACCTCGAGGAGCACATGCAGCGCCGGGTGCCGCCGGGTGACATGGACGCCGCGGTCGCCGCGGTGACAGACGCGTGGGCGATCGTCGTCACCCACATCGGTCACGACCCGGCCCCCGAGGAGTCAACCACGGCACTGCATGTCGCCAAGCGGGTCGCGGTGAGGATCTTCCGCAACCCGTTGGACCGGGCGTCGTACCACGGCCCGGAGGGTTTGGAGTTCGCCCAGTCCGCCGCCGTGCAGTCCCGGCTGCTCACCGCCGACGAGAAGCTGCTGCTCGACGCGTCACGGGTGGTGGAGGGGTTCGGCTGATGGCGGTGCGCACGAAGGTCCTGCTGGACGGCATCGACGTGGCCCTGACCGACGTCGACGCACTCGAGCACCGCGCCGGCGACCTGTCCCCGGTGTGGCCGCTGCTGGGCAGACTGTGGGCGCGCAGGCAGGAGACGGTGTTCGCCACCGGCGGGCTGGGCGCCTGGCCGCCGATCGGCGCGAAGGCGTTGCTGGGCGGCAGCCGCTCACCGCTGGTGCGCACCGGGGCGCTGCGGCGCGCCGTGTCCGACCCGACCCCGGTCGAGTCGGGCCCGCTGCACGTGATGTTCGGCGTGGACCCGGGCGACGCGCACGCCATGAAGGTCGGCAACATCCACCGCCACGGCAGTGGGCGGGTGCCCGTCCGCGACCCGATGCCGCGGCTGCGCCCGACGGAGAGGGACTCCTGGATGGGCGTGGTGCGCCGCTATTTGACAAACGGGGCGACACACTGATGGGCGCCGGGCACGAGTTCGTGCGCACCGTGGTCCGCGACATGCTCGCAGACCGGGTGCCCGCGGTGCTCGCCGCACATCTGGCGGAGATCGCGCAGACCGCGCCGGACCCGGCGTCGGTGCGGTACACCCTCGGCGACTCCCTGCAACTGGCGTGGGAGCTGCCGGTGGTGATGGTCCGGGCCACGGACATGTCCCCACTGCGTCGCACGGGGGCGCGCACCAGCCCGTGGCTGGCCCGCTACACCGTGCAGGTGCTGGTCGCCGCGGAGGTCGACGACGACCCGGAGACCGCATCCCATGTCCGCGACCGGCTGCTGCTGGCCGTGCGCCGCGCGTTGATCCACCCGGGGCCGCTGCCGGCCGGGGTGGACCCCCCGGTGATCGGCGCGGAGGCGACCGGCGCGGTCGCCGAGACTCTGCGCGGTCGGCTGCTCACCGGCGGCACCGTGACCATGACCATGACCGTTGCCGAGTCGCATGCCGCTGCCGCGCCCGGCGCGCACCCCGTCCGGCTGGACTCCGACGTCGTCGCCCACGACGCGTCCGAAGCGATCTGAAAGGGGACCCACTTTCACATGTCGAGGATCACCACGGTGACCGTGCCCGTCGAGGGCCCGGTGGCACCGGAACCCGCAGCGCCGCTGCCCGAAGAACCCACCACCAGTAAGCCGAGGAAGAAGACCGATGAGTGACCGTGTTGTTGTGACGACGGGGGCAGGCGCCCCCGCGGCAGTGAGCCGGGGGCCGCGGGCCGCCCGGTTCGTGATCGTCGGGACGACCGGGCGCGGGCCCGTCGACCGGCCGGTGGCGGTCACGTCACTGTCGGCGTACCGCCGGGTGTTCGGCGAGCGTGTCGCTGGCCCCGACATGTTCGACGCCGCGGCGATGTTCCTCGGCGCGGGCGCCGGGGAACTAGTGGTGCTGCGCGCCGCCGGCCCGGCGGCGAAGCCTGCCACGGCGACCGTCGGGACGGGGATCACCGTCACCGCCCGCGACCCGGGCGCCTGGGGCAACTCCGTCAAGGCCTCCTACGTCGCATCGTCGAAGACCCTGACGTTCGACTACGGCGGTGGGCGGGTGGTCACCTACACCGGCTCGGACGCCGCCGGGCTGGCAGCCGCGGCCGCGGCCAGCCCCGACTTCACGGTCGCGGTGACGGCACTGCCGTCCAGTGACGTCGCCGCTACCGCGCTGAGCGCGGGCACGGACGACGCCACCCACATCGCGTGGGACAAGACCCTGGCGACCCTGCCCTCCTACATCGGCCCCGGCGCGGTCGCCACCCCCGGCGTCGACGCTCATGTCGACCTCGCGAAGTTCGCGCAGCGGGCGAACCTACTGGCGCTGGTCGGCGCGGGCGCAGGGGAGAACGCAGTCGCGGTGAAGGCCAAGCAGACGGCGGCCGGGGCACTGTCCGGCGGGTCGAGCATCTCCTACTGTTACCCGCGGGTGGTGCGCGACAACGTCGCGCAGGACCCGGCGGCCTACTTTGCCGCCTTGCGCGGCCTGGCGATCCGGGAGGGCGGCCCGGGCACGTCGCCGATCCTGCGCCGGATCCACCAGTTGATCCCCGGCGTGACGCTTGCGACGCCGGTCACGGACGAGGACTGGCGCCTGCTGGAAGCGGCCGGGGTGATCGTGGGCCGCGCGCTGCCCGCGGGGACCGGCTGCGACTCCTACGGTCTGGCCGCCCCGATCAACGGCAACCCGAACTTGCGCTCCGCCGCGTTCGCGGACCTCGTGTGCGCGGTGCGCCACGACGTCGAGGAGGTCCTCGACCGCTTCTTCGGCTTCTCCGGCACCCCGGCTGAGTTGACCCAGATCACCTCCGAGGTCGCCGGGGCGGTCGACGCCTACCGGCCGCACCTGGTCGGCGCGGTCGACGGTGAGGGCAAGGTGATCCATCCCGGCTACCGCGTGTCGTGCGATCCGGGAGTCGACCCGGCCGACAACCGGATCACCGTGCGGGTGAGCCTGCGCCTGACCGAGGAGATCGACTGGGTCGACTTCACCTTGACCGTCGCCGACGCGTCGCAGAGCATCTGAGGAGGATCACAGCAATGGCCGATCTTTACGCATCCGGGGAGAACGCCCTCGTCACCGTCAGCTCGATCGGCGGTGACTGGTCGGAGCTGTCCGGCTGGGGCTCCAAGCACGAGAAGACCGCGAAGCGCCCCGCGGCGAACAAGCCACAGGTCGTGCTGTCCGGCAAGCACACCGTCGAGAACCCCAAGACGACGAAGATGATCGTCCCGCGGCAGCACACGACGCTGCTTCGCAAACTGCTGGACGGGGAGGACTTCCCGGACACCACGGTCACCGTCCAGTTCCTCGACGCCGCGGGCAACACCGACGGCGAGGCGGTCTCCTGGAGGCGCTGCTCGATCGCCGGTCACAACGTCAAGGACATCGACGTCAACTCGAGCGACGAGGTCACCCTCGAGATCGAATGGATGCCGGGGCAGTGAGCGGCGAGGCCGACACCGCGTCGCTGCTCGCCGCGGTCCAGGCGAAGGTCGAGGCCGCCCGCGCCCGCGAGATCCGGCTGATCGACCCCGACGACGAGGACATCGTGCTGGTCTGCCGGGTCCCCACGTCCGGGGACGTGGTGCAGCGCCTGCTGGACGGTGCGAAGCCGAAGGGCCGGGCCGACGCCCAGCCGAGGATGGCCGACTTCTCCCGCAGCGTGCTGGTGGAGTTCTGCGACGCGATCGAGATCGCCGGGCGCACGCTCACCGACCCGGACGGGGTACCGCTGCGGTTCCGCGACCGGGCGCTGCGCGACATGCTGGGCGCGCCCGACGGCCGATCCGCGGTGTCCGCGCTACTCACCTCCGATGGGCATATCTCGAGCATGGTCGACGTCCTGCTCACCGAGGGGGGCTTCAGCACCGTGTCCGACGGGGTCAGGGAGTCGGACCCTACCTAGCGGCCCGGCGGTTGCTGGCCCGCGACCAGGTGGTGCGCGCCGCAGCCGTGTTCGGGCTGACGTTCCGCTGCGACCCGTTCGCGGTGCTGGACCGCCCGGTGGGCGACCTGCCGGTGGTGCTGGCACTGGTCGACGCGGCCGCGGCCGAGATCAAGAAGCAGAAGACCTGAGAGGCGTGCGCGGTGGACGACAAGTTGCGGTTGACGCTCACCGCGAAGTCCGAGGTCGATTCGGCGATGAAGCAGGCGCGCGCGCAGATCCGGCAGCTCGAGCGAGACATGATCGAGGTCAACAAGGAGCTCGACAAGCCCGGCAACCCGCAGCGTTGGGAGCAGCTGCGCGCGCAGATGCAGGACGCCCAGGCCGACATGGTGCGACTGAAAGCCGAATCGGGGCAGCTGCGCAAGGAGATGGCGGAGGCCACCGCCCCGGCGGTCGCGGCGAACAAGCGGCTGCAGACCTCCTTCGACGCGCTGATGCGCAAGATGGGCATGACCGGCGGGGCGGCGACCCGCATGTCGACGGCGCTCGGGCGCATGTCCGAGGGTGCTGCGGCGTTCCGCACGAAGTGGACGGCCGGGCTGGCCGGGGTGCAGACCAAGTTGGACAAATTCAGTGCCCAGGTGTCGGATTCCAAACTGATGTCAGGGCTGGGTGTGGGGCTGCGCGCCATCGGCCCGTGGGCCGGGCTGGCCGGTGCGGGGGTCGCTGCGATGGGCGTGAAGACCGCCGCGGGCCTCGAGCAGTCACGGATCGCGTTCACCCAGATGATGGGGTCGGCGGACAAGGCCGGCGAGATGGTGCAGTGGCTGTCCGACACCGCGGCGAAGACTCCGTTCGAGTTGGAGGGCCTTACGTCCGCGTCGCAGAAGCTGTTGGCGTTCGGGTTCGACGCCGACAGTGCCAAGACGACGCTGATGAGCATCGGCGACGCTGCGGCGGCGTCCGGCAAGGGCGCGGAGGGCGTCGACCGGATCACCACGGCGATCGGGCAGATGCAGGCCAAGCAGAAGCTGTCCGGCGAGGAGATGATGCAGCTGACGGAGGCCGGCATCCCCGCGTGGCAGATCCTGGCCGACAAGATGGGCACCACGGTGCCCCATCTGCAGGACATGGCCCAGTCTGCCGGGGGTGCGGCGAAGCTGTTCGGGAAGGGCGCCCTGCCCGCACTCATCGACGGAATGGGCGAGAAGTACAGCGGCATGATGGACAAGCAGTCGCAGTCGCTGGCCGGGCTGTGGTCCACCCTGATGGACACGGTGAGCATGGGCGCGGCGAAGATGATCCAGCAGAACATGCCACAGATCAAAGCCGCGCTGACCGCACTGATATCGGGGGCGGGCGCGGCGTTCGAGAAGGTTTCCGGCGCGATCCGCGTGATGGGTGCGGTGCTCGGCCCGCTGCTGCGGTTCATCGTCGACAACAAGGAGGCCGTCGCCGCGTTCGTCGGCACACTGCTGGCCGGCGCGGCCGCGTTCAAGGTCCTCCAGGTCGCCACGATGGCGTTCAACGTGGTCATGGGCATCCTCAACGGGACGATGGCGCTCAACCCGGTCGGCGCCATCGTGGTTGCCATCGCCGCGCTGGTCGCCGGGCTCGTCTACGCGTACCGTCACGTCGACTGGTTCAAGACCGCCGTCGACGCCGCCTGGGCTGCGATCAAGAAGGCCGTCGCAGTGTTCGTCAACTGGTTCAAGGCGTGGGTGCTCCCGGCCATCAAGCTGTACCTGCACGCGATGGGTGTCTACTTCAGGACCATCTGGACGGTCGTCAAGTTCGTGTTCCGGGTCGTGGTCGGGGTCATCAAGGTCGCCTGGGGTGCCATCAGGAACGTGTTCAGCGCCATCGGCGGGGTCATCCGAGGGCCGCTGGCGACCGCGTGGCGATTCATCTCCACGTCCGCGAAGTCCTCCTGGGATCGGGTGAGGTCGGTGTTCGCCGCGGCGAGGGGCATGGTGACCGGGGTGATCAACGGGATCAAGAGTGCGCTGAGCAACATCTGGCACGGCCTGACCGACGGGCTGGCGTCCGCGGTCCAGACGGTCAAGGACACGCTGAGCAGACTGCCCGGGGTCGGTCATCTCATCCCCGGGCTGTGGACCGGCGGCCCGGCGGCCGCGGGCCAGCGCTACATGGTCGGGGAGATCGGCCCCGAGCTGTACGTGCCGCGCACCGGCGCGCCGAAGATGATCGGCGTGCACGGTCCAGAGATTCTGTCGTTCCCGACCGCGGGTTTCGTCGTGCCGTCGTTCGCGCTGGCGTCCATGCCTGACTCGGCGGTGCCGACCGTGGTCGCCTCGGGGGCCGTCCGCGGGTCCGACGGGGCGTCCGCGGGGCTGCCCGGTGTGCACATCGACCGGATCGACGCCCGCGAGGACCCGGAACTGATCGTGCGGCGCATCGAGGCGGCGCAGCGCCGGGCCGCCCGGATCGCCGCGGAGCGCGCGTCGTGACCCCGACGAACCGTCAGCGGCAGGCCCACGGTCAGCGCCGGCGGCGGCTGCACTCCCAGGCCGAGCACGCCTCCGGCGCCGTCGTGGTCGCGGAGACCCCGGCGCAACGCCGCGCGGCCAACAAGTTCGCCGCCGCCATCTGGCTCAACGCACTGGCAGGCGCGCTCAACGCCGGCGCGGCCAGGCGCGGCACGGCCCCGACCGTCGAGCCGCCCGGCCCACCGGTCACCGACTGTGCGGTGCTGCACTGCCCGGGGATGGACACCGTCACCCTGCCGTGGTGGCCCGACGACGTCGCCGACGCGAAACTCGCCGCGGCGTGGACGCAGCTCGAGCGCCCCGGCCGCGCCCCGCTGCTGTTGCGCGCCGGCCGCCAGTTGGCCGAGCGCACCATCTCCTACACCGCGCGGCACCGCGACTTCGACGCGCCCGTCGCCCGTCACCTCGACCGGCTGGTGGCAATGGCGGCGTCCACCACCCCGATCACCCTGATGCTGGCCTCCACCGACGCCGGCGCGTGGCACATCACCGACCTGTCGTGGACGGTCGTCAACCACAGCCGCGCCGGGGAGATCGCCGTCGCGGAGGTGTCGATGACGTTGACCCGCGCCTCCGACGGCGGGGTGAAGGTGGGGCCGGTCCCCCCGCGACGGGCCGGTGAGCGGACGGAGCGGCTGGCCAAGCGCACCCCGAAGGAGAAGCGCGACGACAAGGACGAGCGCACCGGGCAGCGGAAGCCGCCTCACTCCTCCGCGCCGCGTGACAAGCACTCCCCGGCCTACGCCAAGTGGTACGCCCGGCAGTACATGCAGACCAAGTACGGCTGGGGCGACAGCCAGTGGGACTCGCTGGACAAGCTGTGGACTAGGGAGTCCGGCTGGAACTACAAGGCGGACAACCCGAACTCCGATGCCTACGGCATCCCCCAGTCGCTGCCCGGCGACAAGATGTCGCAGTTCGGGGCCGACTGGCGGACCAACCCGGAGACCCAGATCCAGTGGGGACTGTGGTACATCCACGAGCGCTACAGCACCCCGAATGGAGCCTGGGCGCACTCGCAGTCATCGGGCTGGTACTGACGTGCCCACGCATCATGCCCGCCGGGCCGGCGAGGGCGACGACACGGATCGCCAGCACCAGTCACAGCACCGCAACGCACGCCTGCTCCCCGCGCTCTACCCGGCACCGTCCCCCGCCCCGGCGCCGCTGGACGACCTGACCGGGCAGATCAGCCTGTCGGGGCGCAAACTGCTCGCCGACGTCACCGGCAGGGTCGGCACCGCCAGTGTGGACCTGACCGCCGGTCAGGTGTCCCAGCTGCAGATGTCGCTGACCGTGCCGGTGGAGGTGGCCGAGTCCGGCGACGGGTCGCTGCTGGACGTCGGCAGGGTCCTCACCTGGGGCGACCAGGTGTGGCAGGTCAGCGCGGTGGACCGCGCCTACTCGGGCGACCAGATCAGCCTGGAGGTGACCGCCCGGTCACGGCTGGCCCGGCGGCTACGCTCAGTGATGGGCCCGAAGGCGTGGCGGCACACCGCGCCGAAGGCGTGGATCGCCAAGACGATCGGCGACTACGGCGGCCGCGCGGTAGTGCAGGGCGGGGCGCAGGCCCGCCATATCGTGCAGAAGGCCGACCAGTCACTGCTGGCCGTGATGGAGCAGCTCTCCAGCGACATGGCCACCCGATGGGTGGAGCGCGGCGACGTGATGTTCGTGGGCACGGGATGGTGGGCGCTGACCGGGCACACCGGGCTGCCGATGTGGAGCCTGGACGTGCACGGCGCGCAGGTGCTGAAATGCTCGACCCGGGCATCCATCGACGACCGGGACGCGGAGGCGACCGCCGAGGTGACGGTGCCGGTGCCGGTGGCCCGCAAGTTCGGGGTGTGGGACCGGGTGTGGCTCGAGGGGGTCATCAAGCCCGACGCCGGGATCTGGCTGATCGACGGGCTCTCCTACGACCTGCGCGAGGACGCCGAGGCGACACTGAAACTGGTGCGGCCGCACCGCACCGACCTGGTGGCCCGCCCCGTGCGACAGCACACCGAGTCCGCCGGCAAGGGGCAGGACGACGGGGCGTTCGGCGCGGAGTTCGCGGGACTGGACGGCGACCCGGGGGAGTGGATCCCGAAGGCCGACGAGGTGCATCGCAACTGCACCCGCACGCCGCGGCAGTACGTGCGGTGGGCGCAGTCGCGGGTCGGGTCCTCGTGGGGCTACCATCGATGTCTCGCGTTCGTGTCCACCGTGGTGTCCGGCGGTGAGGGGCGCGGCGGGCAGTACGCCCGCTACGTTTGGGAGCGCAAGCCGGGCGGCACTCTCACCTGGCCCGGCGACTACAGCCCGCCGATCGGGGCGATCCTGGTGTGGAACGGCAACTTCGGCGGCGGCGCCGGGCACATCGCGGTCAGTGTGGGTGGCGGCAAGATGATCACCACCACGGACGGCAGCCCCGGCATCGACGTGTGGCCGATCACCCGCTACCGTTCGCCCGCCTACTACGGCGGCATGGCACCCAACTTCTACATCTAGTCCGGGGGGCGCGGCTGTGTGGCGTGGTGTGGTGACGGGGGTGTCCGACCGTGGCGTGTGGGTCGAGGTCCACGACCTCGCCCCGGGGTCGCTGGGGCCCCTGCCGGCCCTCGGCGGCGCGCGGCCCGCGACGGGCACGCCGGTGGTCGTCGCGGACCTCGCCGGTGGCGGGTCCGGTGTGGACCTGGCGGTGCTGGGATCACTGGCACCCCCGGCCGTCGGCGAGACGCTGCACATCGGTGAACTGCGGATCACCGATAACGGCAGAGGATTGGACCTCGCCTACGGCGACGCTCAGCACGGTGTCGTGACGACCAACCATCAGACACAGCCGTCCGACTCCGCCTACGCGCTGGTGACCAAATCTTATGTCGATGCGCTGGCGGCGAGGGTAGCCGCACTGGAAGGGAGCGGGCCGTGAGGGTGTTCTCCCATCCGCTGCGCCTCGACGCGGCGGGCCGGTTCGCCACCATCGAGCAGGACGACGACGACGAGGCCGCCCAGGTCGCCCAGGTGATCCTGTCCACAGTCGCCGGTGAGCGCCCCCTCGCACCCATGCTCGGACTGCCGGACCCGACTGGCGTCGGGGTGGACGAGGCAGGAATCCGCGCGGCGGTCGTGCTCGGCGAGCCCGAGCTGCGGGTCGTCGGGGCGGACATCGTGCGCGGGCCCGACGGCCTGCAGTCCGCCGACGTGATCGTCGCGTGGGCAGACGACGAGGAGGGCTCTTAGCCATGCCGTTCGACCCGCAGGCACTGGGCATCGACGTGCCCACCCCCGACCCGATGCAACTGGTGCTCGACGGGATCGACTTGCTGCGCGACCGGCTGCCCTCCTGGGTGCCGCGCAACGCGTCACTGGAGATCGTCTACCTCGAGGCCGTGGCGCTGGCGGTCTCCGAGGTGACGCGGACGGCCAACGACGTCGCCGCGCAAACCCTGGAGACCCTCCTGGAGAAGGTGTTCCTGATCCCCCGGCTTTCCGGCGTTCCCGCCGCCGGCCGGGTCACGCTCACGTTCGACACGGCGGTATCGTTGACCGTCGCGGCGGGCACGACGTTCCTCGTTCCCGGCACCGGCGCCCGACTGGTCACCGTCCGCGATGTGGACGTCACCACCAAGACGGCGATCCTGGACGTCGAGGCCGCCGCCGCCGGTGCCGACCTCAACGGGATCGTCGGCGTGGACGTGGACCTGCTCGACGGGCTGCCCAACACCTTGTCCGCGACGATCACCACGGCGATGGCCGGCGGGGTCGACTCCGAGGACGACGCCGCATACATCGCGCGCTGCGGCCGGGTCTTCTCGCGCATGTCGAGTTCGCTGGTCACCCCCGATGCGTTCGCCACGTTCGCCCTGGAGTCAGGGCAGGCCACCAACGCGGTCGGGGTGCGCGCCTGGGACGGCAGGGACCCGTCTGCGATCGGCACGATGGGCGGGCATGTGACGGTGGTCGCGTGGGGTGCGGGCGGCCCGCTGCCGGACCTCGCTCTGCTGGACCTACAGACTCGGATGCAGGACATGGCCGCGACCGGGGCGACCGTCCACGTGACCCGCGCACGACTGCACCCGGTCGACGTGGCCGCGACGGTGACCGTGTCCGCCGGCGCCGACCGCGACGACGTGCGCGCACGGCTGCTGGCCGTCCTGGCGGCCCGACTGGACCCGGCGCGCTGGGCGTTCGGGGCGCCGGTGCGTTCCTCGGTGCTGCTGGCCGCGGTGCAGTCGGTGCCCGGCGTGGACCACGTCACCGGATTCAGCCCGGCCGCCGACATCACACTGGCAGCGGACCAACTGGCGTCGCTGGGCACGACGACCGGTCTGACGGTGGCCTGACATGCCGATCCCAGTTCGGGGGCGGGGGCAGCGCCCGAGCCGTTCAGGGGTGATCGTGCTGCGCCGCCCGGCGTGGCGGCCCGCGGCCGGGTTGCCGGTGGTCGGCGTCTCCGACGGCGTGCGACTGGTCGACCTGGTCGCGGAGTGGTTGCCCGAGTTCGTGATCGACGCCGACGACGGCACGCTTTACGAGCTGCTCGACTGCATCTGCAGCCAGGTCGGGTCCTCCCTGGCGGCCCTTAGGTCTTCCGGGTCTTGGTTCGACCCGGCTGTCGCATCCCCGGATCGCCTGCCGCTGCTCGCCGCGATCGCCGGGGTCGACCTGGCGGGCGTGCCCCCGTCGCAGGTCCGGCAGCGGATCGTCGACCCGAGGTGGCGCTCGCGCGGCGCGGTGGACGTGCTCACCGAGCGGGTCCGGGCGACCCTGACCGGCGGGCAGCATGTGACGGTGACGACCACCGCCACGACGCTGACCATCCACACGTTCACCGCGGAGACCCCAGACGCGGCACTGACCGCGGCGGTGGCCCGCGCGGAGGCGCCCGCTCACCTGGTCGTCACGGTGTCGACCACCGCGGGCATGACCTACGACGAGCTGGCCGCGAGGTACCCGACCTATGCCGCGCTGCACGCCACCGGCAAGACCTACCGGCAGCTCACCGAGGAGGCACCCTGATGGTCGACTACACCGCGCCGAACGGCGCCGTCGATGTCAACAACGTCCCGGCGGACCTCAAGCGACTGTGGGACACCGTCGTGACGAGACTGGCGGAGAAGGCAGACAAGTCGGCGCTGATCCAGGAGCACGCCAGGTGGCGGTACGGACATGTGAACGCCGAGCACTACCGCCGGGCGGGTAACGACGTGACGTTCGGGCCCGCGTTGCCCACACGGCCGGTAGTGGTCGCCGGGCTAACGGTGCAGTCCCGGGACGCCACCCCCCTGCACATCATGGTCTACGCCGCCAGCGCCACCGGGTTCTCGTGGCGGGCGTTCGGGTTCGACGGCTCGGAGAGGGCAGAGGGCGCCCCCGTCACGTTCGACTACGTCGCCGTCGCCCCGTAGGAAGGACCACACCCATGACACGCAGACTGTACGGCTGCACGCCGGCCGACTTCACGATCGCACCGGACGGGGCGCTGGTCCCCGGCGCCACGGTGTCGGTG